GATGTGAATCCAAGTGTCACAGAAGCAGAAGTAACATCCGGCGTAACAGTGACGCCGAGGCTGTAAGCAGGTTGAAAAGCAAGGCCCATAAATTTAGTAGTTATCCAACACGATACCAATTGCTGAGAATTGGTTCAAACTTCATCAGGAAGAAGTCGTTTGCAGCCAGTGACGCAGGTGCCCCAATCACGTTTGCGCCGTTGCCATTCACAGTAAGCGTCCCAACAGACTGGGTGCAGTTTACAAGGACTTCCTGACCTTCCTGCACGTTAACCAAAGCAGGCATCGTAATTGTGCCGGTGGCAAAGCCTGCTGTAGGAGTGATAATGAGCCACGCACTGGCGCTTTCAGTGCCAATAGCAACCGTCCAGCCAGTGGCAGAAGGAGCAAAGTATTGAATGGTTTTGCCACCAAGAATGCCATCTCCACCGCCAAACTCCTCTGTGGCGTTGATGATGTAGTCGTAAACGGACTGGGCGAGAACCCGGTAGTCCTGTCCATTGACGTTTACAGCAAAATTAGTCGATGCCGTGACCGTGTCGATTAGTGAGAGTCGTTCAATGGACATGCTAGGAGTTCCTGAAGAGGATTTGACCGTTGGGCTGTACTTGTACTGGATCTAAATTTGCTACATCGACGAATACACGTTCTGTGCGCTTGTATCCAGCCCCAAGTGGCAAGGTTTTATCGTATTGCAACTGAATTGGCGCAGCAGCTTGAATCAAAAGCTGGTCATACGTCAGCTTGGCATTCGCTTTTGTGTCAGGAGACAGCGATTTACCGTAAGAAGGCGCCAAACGAACAGCCAGATTGAGCACTAGAGCCTCGTTAGCCTGCATGGGCGTATCAACCTCTTGGTCGATGTTGCTGTTCTCAGGACTAATCGGCAGAGGATAGCCAATGCGGATATTTTTGAGATACCAAGAGGCCACCATCAGGTCGAGGCGCCTCAGTGCGCTCTCCAACTGATCTGCCGTCAGATCAAAGACGTAAGATGCAAGGCCCATTTCCTCGAAAGCCTGCTCAATGATCTGTTTCTTGGTGTAACCCATACTATTTGGCGAGTGTTTCGTCGATTAATTGCGCGATTTTCTTATCAGAAAACCGGCCATCAAACTTAATGCCAAGCTCAGTAGCCTTTTCCTCAAGTTCTTGGCGAGTAGGAGGTGCAGTGTCATCTTCTTCTGTGACTACTTCTTTGTCTTGAGGCTCAATCGCCTCTGAAAGTGAGCAAAACCAGCCCTCTTTGAGCTTGGCTTGCAGCTCTTCAGCGTTGTTGACTCCTGTAAAATCGTAAGTTCCATGTGGGCGCACATACTTGCCCGGAACCCTGTAAACCAAAGCAGGGAACTCAGTCATTTCTTGAGCTTTCCAACTGGTTTACCTTCGGCTTTCTTTGCTGTGCGAGCTGTGCTCAGAGCAATAGCGATGGCCTGTTTTTGAGGGCGGCCTGATTTCATCTCCATGCTGATATTGCTGGAAATGGTTTTTGGGGAATAGCCTTTTTTCAGTGGCATACAGATTGAATACACAAAAGGGAGGGTAGAGTCAACTACCCTCCCCAGTGTGATTAAGGACTACGCCTTAGAGCTGACCAAACAGGATGATCCCGCTCATCTCAGGCTGCTTGTTGACGACACCGAAGATCGTATCGAGGCGATAACGAGTCTTCATGGTGTTGATGTCGTATTGCTTCTGCATGACCAACTCGATCCCCTGATCGGTGGAAGCACGCATCACGTTGGCGCCAGCGTCCGTAGGAACCGCATAACGGCCCGGCAGGATTTCGATCGCGTCCTTCTGCCAGAAGCAGTTGATGGGAGCTGCGACAGTATTGAGGAACACAATAGCGGCGTTAGACGCCTTCGTGGTCACAACGCAGTTCTGGTACTCAGCCGAAGCGGTAGAGGGAACCTGGTTGGACACGATACCGGGGCTGATCACCATCTGAGTGCCGTTGGTCACGCTGATGACGCGGAAGGTCTTCAACTGACCAGTGTTGCCCTTGGTGATGTGATGCACCGCAAACACGTTGGCAATCGTGAAGCAATCGCCAGCGGCAACGCCGGTTGTGCTCGACACGGTCACCGTCTGGAAGCGGTTGTCCACGTTAAGACGCTCAGAGGTCGTCGGGGACGCAGTAACGGCCCGAGGAATCTGGTAGTTCAAAGCAGCGTCACGAGTATCAATCGTGATGCTGGAACCAGCGGCCGCAGCGATACGGTTGGAGTAGTCGAGCTTGAAGGTGTCGAAGCTCGCAACCTGGCCGATGTAGGCGCGGTCATAAGCGGTCAACGCCTTGCCCTGAAGCGTCTGACGACCAGCGAGGTTGCTCGCCATGCCGTTGTAGTCGCGGGTGGACAGCGCCAAGTAGCGCGAATCGAAGTTCACGCCCTGCTCGTTGAAGATGGCTTCGCACTGGGCGACATCGTCAAAACCAGAGGCTGCCGAGAGACGCTTCACGACGAGCGTGCCCTGCGCGGAGGCCACGTTCATCACAGCCACGTTGATGTCGGACGCCAGCTTCTGCTTGGCCGAATCACCGAGGCGCTGTTCCTGAAGAGCGTCACGCAGTTCAGTCGCAGTCATGATCCACGGCACAGACTGGTTGAACCCGATTGTCGCGGGAACCGCAAGCTGGGTGTAATCGAGGAAGTTCGAGGTCATATCAGTGCCCGAGTACGAGCGGCTGATATAAGGCTGCGGCCTCCAGATGGTGTTGTTGGTGCGCTCCATCATCGTCTGATCCGTGGTGTAGATCGAGACGTTGCGGGACAGGACAAGGGCGTCTTGAAACCCCTCAAGGAGGTTTTCAAAGGCTACCCGTTCTTCTTTACTAAATGCATTAGCCATATACTAGGATTGGTTTTTTAACTGACGTTTGTAAGCAATAACTTTCGTCATGTCGCCGGTGCGTGCCGCTTCTTCACGCAACCGTTCCAACTGAGCGTTGGACGAGTCAAGACTACCGTTTCCGTTAATCTTTTTTTCAGGAGGAGGAGCTTGTTTTCGAGAGGTCACAGTCAGTTGGGTTTCTAGTTTTGCTACAGCAAATGCGAACTTAACAGGATCAGTGATCTCACCAAGTTCTTTTGCTTTCTTTGGATTTTTGCCCAAAGCATACACAACTATTGCCGGATTTTGAGCACCCTGAAGAATGATTCCCTGCTGAGTCACATTCAGAGTTTCAAGAACAGTCTCTTCAGCGTCTTCAAAATCAGAAACTTTTAGTCCAGTCTTAGACTGGGTATAGCCTTCCAACTTCTTTTGCCAGGATTCTGCTTCCTCCTGCTGTTTAGCTCTCTGCTGCGCTTCAGCCTCTTCAGACTGACGCTTGCGTTCAAACCAGTCAGCAAGTTCGTTCTCAAACTTATCTGAATCGTAATCGCAGTCCTCAAGTGTCGGTTTCTTCCCCGGCGTGACAGGAAATTGCTCTGGTGCCGGTGAAACAGATTTGAGTCTTTCCTCAAGTTCGCGCTTCTCGCGCTGCAACTCGCGGTAGTTCTTTCTCAGGTTACGCACCCATTCGGGCGCCTGCTTCTCTTCCTCTTCCTGGGGTGGCGATTCCCCTGCGATAGTAACTACAGTTTCGTCTCCGGTATCTTCAGTTTTCTCAGGCTCTGTATTTTCTACAGCCTCTGTTACGACTTCAATCTTATCGGATACTTCTTCTGTTGCTTTATCGTCTGCCGGTGTGGTGCTATTCATATGTCTAAAACTATCTCAACGCAATAGAAATTAACTATTGCATTGGTTGCGCAGGCTGAGTCAAACGGTCAGCAAGCGCAAAGATACGATCCTGATCGGTCGTGCTGACCTTGGAAAGCGTCTCAGTCGTCTTGGCGCGCGCCTCTTCAGCTTTAGCAACAGCAAGAATACTGTCTGCCTGCGCTTTGGAAGCCCGTGCAATGGCCTCTTCGCTGGCCGCCTGCAAGTACTGCGCCTGTGGGTCAGGCTGGGCATTCTGAGCCGCTACAGCCATTTCTTCAGCCTCTGCCTCTGTAGGCTTGAGGACACCCATCATGAGGAGCTTCTTACGGAAGTAGTCGCGAACGTCGCTAATCCCTTCGCCTTCCATGTTGAGCATGGCCATAGCAGAGAGCACCTGAGTCATCTCAGGGTCTTGAGTCATGGTCATCATGTCGGTCAGCGCCCTAACAGTGGCGAGCCGCTTGGTGGCGCTACTTGGGCCAACAGAGACGACAACATCATACTCAGCACTAGACATGTCGTTTTCGTACTCGATCTCGCCCTCTTCATTGACGACAGGCTTGAGTAGCTCAATAGGCTCCATCTTGCCAGACTCGTGAACGGTCTTCATCTTGCGACCTTCTTCGATGAAGATGTCACGAGCGATAGACAGCCAGACTTCGCCACAACGCTTCACGGCCTTTGCCATGTTAGACATGTAGATGAAAGTCTGCATGTCGAGCCGCTGTTGGATCAGTTCCACAGTCTTACCACTCAAGTGACTGACCATTTTGTCTCCCTGCCCCGGGGAGCCGAGGATCTCTTGCATGTCTACTTCAGTGAGTTGAAGGAGAGCTGCCATAGAGGGCGGCAGGGCGGGAGGCTTAGTGTAGGCCACAGGACCAGCCACCATAGGGCTGCCATTGGCGTCGGTAAGCGTGTTAATCAGCAGGTATGGGTAGTTCTTGAGGTTATCCTCTGCCCACATCAACTGATGTCCCGCCACCTGTTCAGGGACGAGAATGGGCTTCTCCATGGCCGAAAGCGCACTGATCTCACCCAGCTTGGACAACTGCATGTTCTTGAGGCGCTGGGCGTCCTTAGCAAGCCGTACATGGCCCATACAACGCTCGACGTTGTCTACAAACCAACGCTTCCCGTACACAGGGATGATCGGGATGTTCTTGCCGGCAATGTACCCACAATCTTCAAGGATCTTGGCCCCTGACATGATGTATTTGCGGACCTTCCGCGTCTTAACCTTCTTGCGCCTGACTTCTTTCCAGCCAGTGGCAAGCATCTCCTCTTCTTTGTCGAGTTCTTCAGGCCGGAGCGACTCTTCTTCGCCGTTGAAGTCTTTATAGATCCTGATCTGCTCAGAGACTTCCTCCACCTTGTAGTACTCAGCAACGTAGACCACAGAGGGCGTGTACCAGTCGAACTGGGAGCGAGTAATGGTCTTGGGCCAGGTCGCGGGGTCATCATCGTACTCAGCCTTGTAGGCTTCACGAGTCATGCTGGTCAGTACAAAGCACCGCTTGGCATCTGCCTTATCTTGCCGCTTGGCGCCTAGGTCGAAGTAGACACTTGTGTCAGCGTCGAAGATCGGCTCGATACACACACGTTGCTTATCGTCTTCCGGGTCTTCTTCGTTCTGATACTCAGTCCTAAGCCTCCAAGCTCCAAAACCACCCATTACAGCCTCTTCAAAGGCGTTATCGTAGGCTTCCTCTGCCCCTGAGTCCTGCTCATCTGCCCTGTAAAGACCGGCACAAGTGTCAGCGAGCTTGTCGTACTCTTCTCCTTCTTTGGAAGAGAAGTTCACTGTGATGCGATTGTTACGATACTCGTTGATGATACGAAGCACCGCCATGTGGATCTTGTTTACCTCGAACCTAGGCTTGTTCTCGAACTGATCACCTAGTGGTCCTTCCCATTGTGCGCCGGCGAGAGAACAAAACCGCCGGTCCCCAAGGCAGTTCATGCGCTCTTGGTACATCGCGCCCTGAATCTGATCGAACTCTGCGCGGGCTGCTTGATGGATTATAGAAAGTTTGTCTTCTGTCATCTCTTGAAAAAGTTAATCACTGGCATCACAAATGAGCTATTCCTCTTTGTACCATACTTAGATGGAATAGCAGCCCTACTCAAGCCACTAACTACTAAATACCGTGTCGCGTCCATTAAATGGTCGTTATCTTTCA